CCTAATAAATTTTTGAACAAAAAATTTTGGCTCGATTCTAGCGACCGCTTAATGTATGAGGGTAAGGCACCTGAACTAGCCGAAACTAAGAGAGCCAGAATGCCAGCTTTCTTTGAACATGCAAACCCCAACCTCCCTCAATACGCTTGATCTTCTAGATGTAAGGGGCATGACAGCTAATGCCATGCTCGCTAAACTTGAAGAAAACTTTCCACCCATCAACCCTACACCTGAAGATACAATGGAAAAAATTATGTACCGATCTGGTCAGCGTAGCGTCGTTGAGTGGGTCATCCAATACATGGAGGAGAACTAATGTTTGGTGCTGCAAGACGGGCTCATCACCGTCAACAAGAACAGATGCGGGCGGAGACTGCTGCACGTAATGCACGTGAAGCTGCTCAACGTCAAGCTGATGCATACGCAGATCAACTGCGTCGGATGCAAGAGCAGGCTAATGCTCAGTTCCGTGCTCAACTCCAAGAGTACCAACGTGGTTACCAAGCACAAGCTGAGGCAACCATTGAAGCTGGACGTATGCAGATCCAAGCTCTAGAAGATGAGCGGGCTCAGCGTGAAGCCGCTACAGAACTGCAGCGTAGGCTTTCCATCCAAGGTGCTGCTAGTCAAGCCCGTGGTGGCGCTGCAGCTAGTCTGAAGATCGCCCCTGGTGGCGAGACCGCAAAGACTGGCGGTACTCAATCATTCAAACGTCGCCCAGTTAGAAAACTCGCTCCAATTCAATCAACCGCTGGTATCAACGTACCAACGGGTAGTACTCTGAATGTCTAATGTCTGCTAAACAACGCTATGACAGATTGTCTTCAGACCGTTCCCAGTTTCTCAACACTGCTAGACGAGCAGCAGAACTGACTCTTCCTTATCTTGTCCGTGAAGACGAGAGTTACACTAAAGGTAATAAAACACTCATTACCCCCTGGCAATCAGTTGGAGCTAAAGGTGTTGTGACGCTAGCAAGTAAGTTGATGCTTGCATTGCTTCCTCCACAAACTAGCTTCTTCAAACTCCAGGTCAATGACATCAACCTTGGTGAAGAACTTGGACCAGAGATCAGGTCAGAGCTTGACTTGTCGTTTGCTAAAATCGAACGCACCATCATGGAATCTATCGCCGCTTCTGGCGACCGTGTGGTAGTTCACCAAGCACTTAAGCATCTTGTTGTTGCTGGTAATGCTCTTATCTTTATGGGTAAGGAAGGGCTCAAGCTCTACCCCCTTAACCGCTATGCGGTAGATAGAGATGGTAACGGTAACGTTATAGAAATTGTAACGAAAGAAACAATCTCGAAAAAATTAGTCAAAAAATTTTACCCTGATTACAAGCAACCCTCTACTAATTCTACCTCTGACGATTCAAGTTACCGAGATGATGAATGTGACATTTACACACATGTCGTCCGGGATAACAACCGTTGGGTATGGCACCAAGAGATAGACGGGAACATCCTTCCTCGCTCTGTCAGCAAAGCTCCACTTGACGCCAACCCCTGGCTTGTGCTACGATTCAACCACGTGGACGGAGAAGTCTACGGACGTGGCAGGGTCGAAGAGTTCATCGGAGACCTGAAGTCACTTGAAGCACTGTCACAAGCCATCATCGAAGGCAGCGCAGCAGCTGCTAAGGTAGTGTTTACTGTCAGTCCGAGCAGTACCACCAAGCCCGCAACGCTTGCCAAGGCAGGCAACGGTGCTATCATCCAGGGTCGCCCTGATGACATCGGTGTGGTGCAGGTCGGCAAGACAGCTGACTTCCAGACTGCCTATCAGATGATCGGCTCCCTGACTCAACGTCTCAACGAAGCGTTCCTTGTACTTAACGTGCGAGACTCTGAGCGCACTACCGCTGAGGAAGTCAGGATGACTCAGTTAGAACTCGAACAACAGCTGGGTGGTCTCTTCTCCCTGCTGACTGTTGAGTTCCTGGTTCCTTATCTCAACCGCAAACTGAACGTTGCTCAAAAGACGGGTGAGATCCCCCGCCTACCTAAGGGAGACATTGTTAAGCCTACTATTGTGGCTGGTATCAATGCCCTTGGTCGTGGTCAAGATCGTGAAAGCCTTGCTCAGTTCATGACTGTCATTGCACAAACTATTGGACCGGAGGCTATTCAACAATTCATCAACACTGATGAAGTGATTAAACGCCTGGCTGCTTCTTCAGGTATTGATGTTCTGAACCTCGTTAAGAGTATGGAAGAACGTCAAGCAGAGGAACAGCAAGCTATGGGACAACAGCAGCAGATGATGGCTATGCAACAGGAGCCACAGATGGCTGCCATTGATCAGAAACGAGAACAAGCTGCAATGCAAATGATGCAGCAACAACCACCACTACCACCTGAATAATGCCTGAAACTTTTACAATGAGCGATGCCGCTCCTGAAACTAATGAGGCTGGGCTAACTGAGGTTGAACAAGAATCTCTTCAGATTGCAGAAAGTCTAGAGCAGGGAGAGGAGCCACTACTCGCTGGAAAATTTAAAGATGCCAGTGCCCTTGAGTCAGCGTATCTTGAACTACAACGTAAACTAGGAGAACCTAAAGACGATGTACGGGACGAAGAAGGGGAGCAAGAAGCCGAAGCCCCCGAAGAAGTAGAAGAAGAATCCTCTGATGAGGAAGAGCAAGGACTAACCGAAGCTCAAGCAGAACAACTGTTTAAGATGGTCGGCGGAGAGAAAGCTTACAAGTCCATGATTAACTGGGCTGGTCAAAACCTCTCCAAAGAAGAGATTAGCATGTATGATTCTGTGATGGGCAAAGGCGATCCTAACGCGATCTTCTTTGCTGTCCAGGCACTTAACGCCAAGTATGGTGATGCGACTGGTAAGGACGGTCAGATGCTTTCTGGCAAACAAGCTCAGGAAGTAGACGCCGGTTTCCAAAGCCAAGCTCAACTTGTTGAAGCTATGTCTGATCCCCGCTATGATCGTGATCCTGCATACCGTCGGAGCGTGTTAGAAAAACTTGCCAACTCCGACGTAGATTTTTAATGAACGACACAAACATCTGGGCTAAAGAGCCACCCCTCATTATGACTGATCATCCTTACGGTGTTCCCCACAACGAACGCGCTGAGCAGCTCAACGGTCGCCTGGCTATGCTTGGCATCATGGCTGCTTTTGGCGCTTACGCACTAACTGGACAAATCATTCCTGGTATCTGGTAATGCCTAAACGCGGCTTGTACGCAAACATCCATGCCAAACGCTTGAGAATCAAGCAAGGCAGTAAAGAAAAAATGAGAAGCCCTGGGGACAAAGGCGCACCCACGGCTGCTAACTTTAAACGCGCCGCTAAAACTGCTAAGAAAAAGTAACTTACTAATCACATGAAAACTCTTGCTATCCTCCCCGCCGTCGCTCTGATGGCTGCACCTGCTTTCGCTGCTCCTTATGTTAATGTTGAAGCGAATTCTGGGTTCACCGGTTCTGATTACACCGGTACCTCTACTGATTTCCACATCGGTGTTGACGGTTCTGAGGGTGCTGCCTCCTGGTATCTCCAGGGCGGTCCTACCGTTGTCTCCCCTGATGGTGGTGAATCTGAAACCATCCTGACTGCTAAAGTCGGTGGTGGAGTCGGTGTGACCGAAGCTCTCTCTGTGTATGGTGAGATCTCGGCTGCGTTTGACGACGTGAACAGCTACGGCACCAAAGCCGGTCTGAAGTATCGCTTCTGATTGTTATGATTGAATGTCCCCAATGCACTCCGGCGCAACAATACGTTCTAGAACAGCTGCAAGTTAAAGCGGAAATAAAAGACCCTGTTGCCCTGGCAGTCATTTTGGGAAACATTCAACAGGAGTCAAACTTCCGTCCCAACGTCTGCGAGGGTGGTGCTATCGTTCCTTACGATCACTGCCTTCGTGGTGGGTACGGTTTAATCCAATGGACCACGCCCAGACGTTATCATGGTCTGGGCAGATTCTGTAAAAGATACGGGTGTGATCCAAGTAGTTTGAAAGGTCAAACCCGTTACATGATAAACGAGTTACGCTTCCGAGCTGAACTCGCTGAATTTCAAACACCTTACCAACAACTCCCCTATTACATGAACTCAGCTTACTACTGGCTGGGCTGGGGAATTAAAGGTAATAGGGAGAGTTATGCTTACACTTTCCTAGACAAACTTAAATGACTGCAACAATTGCTTTACAGCAGAAGAATGCCTGGGACCAGTTTTGTGACTGGGTTACTTCTACTAACAACCGTCTTTATGTAGGCTGGTTTGGGACACTGATGATTCCGTGTCTCCTTGCCGCCACCATTTGTTTCATTGTGGCATTCGTTGCCGCACCACCTGTTGACATTGATGGAATCCGCGAACCTGTCGCAGGCTCCCTGTTGTATGGAAACAACATTATATCGGGAGCCGTCGTTCCGAGCAGCAATGCCATCGGACTACACTTCTACCCAATTTGGGAAGCTGCTTCACTTGATGAATGGCTGTACAACGGGGGTCCATTCCAACTCACAGTTTTCCACTTCCTCATTGGCATCTATGCTTACATGGGACGAGAGTGGGAACTTAGCTATCGACTAGGGATGCG